CCGGAACCGACGGCAAGACGCCGCAACCGAATCACCCGATATCGTGGTTTCTCAACGACGAGCCGTGTCCCGGCATGTCGGCCTCGGTTTATTGGGCTTATGTCGTGACGAGCGAGCTCTTGACCGGCGACGCGATGAGCTGGATCGAGCGCGACGTGAACGGCAACCCGTTGAACCTGTGGCCGCTCAACACACGGGCGACGGCCGTACTCCGCGACCTCGAGACGGGTCGGCTGATCTACTCGACGACCAATTGGCAGGGCCGAATCGTCAACCTGTCGGAAGACGACGTCCTGCACGTTCCGGGGCCGGGCTTCGACGGGCTTCGCGGCAAGTCGGTCATCGGCTGGGCCGCTCGGCAGGGGACCGGCATCGCCCTGGCCGCCGACGAATATGCCGGCCGCTTCTTCGCCAACGGCGCCCGGCCCGACTTCGCGCTGAAGTATCCGAACAAGATGAGCAAGGATGCGAAGGACGCGCTCGTCGACCACTACCTCGGGCGGCACAAGGGCCTCGAGGCGACGCACTTGCCGCTCGTGCTGACGGAAGGCGGCGACCTCAAGGAAATGACCATGAGCCCGGAGGATACCCAGCTCCTTCAGACTCGACAGTTTCAGGTGGTCGATATTTGCCGCGCCTTCGGCGTGCCGCCGATCCTGGTCGGCGAGAGCGAAAAGACCTCGTCATGGGGCTCGGGCGTCGAGCAAGTCGTGCTGGGCTTCGTGAAGTTCAATCTCTGGCCGCGGCTCGTGAAGTACGAGCAGGAGATCAATCGCAAGCTGCTCACGTCGAAGCGCTATCGCCGGCAGGATTACTTCGCCGAATGGAATATCGACGGCCTGCAGCGGGGCGATTCGAAGGCCCAGGCCGAATGGGTGCGCGCCCTGGTCGGCGGCCCGTCGACCGGGCCGGGCATCATGACGGCGAACGAGGGCCGCCAAATCTTCGGCCTGCCGAAGCTCGACGATCCGCAGGCCGGCAAGCTCTTCAATCCCGCGCCGCCGTCAGCACCGAAAGGGGACTCTAATGCTCAAGCACCCGCTGCTTAATCTCGTCCGCGCCAACGCCGGCCGCGGGCAGAAGTTCAAGGTCGATCCGCCGAAGGCCGCCGGCAGCGAGGCGGTCTTCTGGTTTTACGACGCGATCGGCGTCAATCCCTGGGATGGCAGCGGCGTCGATCCGCTCGCGGTCGCCCAAGCGCTCGCCGGACTCGGCAACGCGCCGGTGCGCTTCCGCATCCATTCGCCGGGCGGGGATGCCTTCGACGGCCGCGCCATTGCGAGCGCGATCGCGAGCTACGGCGGCCCGACCGTCGCCCAGATCGACGGGCTCGCCGCGTCGGCCGCGTCCTATATCGCACTCGCGGCCGACTCGGTCGAAATGGCGCCGGGGTCGTTCTTCATGATCCATGAGGGATGGACCTTCGCCATGGGCAACAAGGGCGACATGCTGCAAGTCGCCTCGATGCTCGAGACTTTCGACAATTCGATCATCGCCGACTACGCGCGGCAGACGGGCAACACGCCCGAGCAAGTGACCGAATGGCTCGAGACTGAGACGTGGATGGAAGCGGCCGACGCGCTGACGTATGGCTTCGCCGATTCGATCCTGGGCGAAGGCGACGGCAGCGCTTCCGCGCTCTTCGACTTGTCGGCCTATGCGAAGGCGCCGAAGGCGCTGCTCGAGCGCAAGCCGGATCCTGTGGTCGATGCCGACAATGCGCGTTTGCAGGCGACGATCGCCGAGCAGCTTGAGCAGATTGCCGCCCTCACCGATCAGGTTTCGACGTTGACGGCCGCCGCAGATCATGCGGCGCGGGCCCGGCACGCCGCCGCCATCGCCCGGCGCCCGATCTAACCCGAGCTCCCCCCGACAGGAGAACAAACGCGCGAGCGGCCCGCTCGAGCGCTCACCCTCTATTGCCCTTGGGCAAGGCTGCCGGCGCTGCCGGCGATCCTGAAAGGACAAGACATGCTTTCGATTCAGGCGCTGCGTGAGCAGCGCAATACCAAGGCGACCGCGCTGACGAAGCTGATCGAGGATTCCAAGGACAAGGCTTGGACGTCCGACAATCAGACCGCCTATGACAAGCTTGTGGCGGAGATCGACGACGACGACGCGCACATCGCGCGAGTGCAGACGGCGATCGACAAGGTCGCGGCCGGCAAGACCGAGGTCGACCGCCTGGCCGATCAGCGCGGGACCACGCTCGGCCACGAGAAGGCCGAAGAGGAAAAGCGCAAGGAAGTCTTCGCCCGCTTCGTCCGCAATGGCTGGGACAGCCTGACGCGCGACGAGGTGCAGGCCGGCCGGGTGCGCAACGCTCAGTCGGAGGGCACGAACAGCGCCGGCGGCTATCTCGTGCCGACGACCCTCGTCGCCCAGCTCCTCGTCGAGATGAAGGCTTATGGCGGCATGCGCGACGTCGCCAACATCATTCAGACCTCGAGCGGCGAGACGATGAATTGGCCGACGATCGACGACACCGGCAACGTCGGCGAAATCGTCGCCGAAAACTCGGCCGCAGCCTCCCAGGACATGACCTTCGGGACGACCAGCCTCCAGCCCTACAAGTGGTCGAGCAAGGTCTTCGCCGTGTCGTTCGAGCTCCTGCAGGACTCGATCGTCGACGTCGAGAGCATCGTGAATCAGATGGCGGCGATCCGAATCGCCCGAATCCAGAACACGAAGTTCACGGTCGGCAGCGGCACGAGCGAACCGAAGGGCGTCGTCACCGCGGCGGCCTCCGGCACCACGGGCGCCACCGGCCAGACGACCTCGATCATCTACGACGACCTCGTCGAGCTCGAGCACTCGATCGACCCGGCCTATCGCAACCTCCCCGGCGTCGGGTGGATGTTCCACGACAAGACCCTGAAGGTGCTGAAGAAGCTGAAGGACGGCGAGAACCGTCCGCTGTGGCTGCCCGGCCTGGCCGGCATCGACGGCCCCATGAGCCGCCCGACCCTGCTGGGTCACCGCTACACGATCAATCAGGACGTCGCCCAGATGGCGGCCAGCGCGAAGTCGGTGCTCTTCGGCGTCTTCAACTACTACATGATCCGCGACGTCATGGCGGCGCAGATGTTCCGCTTCGACGACTCGACCTACATCAAGAATGGCCAGATCGGCTTTCTCCTGTGGACCCGCGCCGGCGGCAACTTCATCGCCTCGAGCAATAGCTCGATGAAGTATTACGCCAACAGCGCGACCTGATCGCTTCGCGACCTGGGCATTGTGGCCGGCCTTCGGGCCGGCCCTTCCCCGATCGCCGGCAATCAAGTCGGCGATCCGCGAAGGGACCGACACCCCATGAAAGTCAGAAACCTCGTCCCGTGGTCGGGACCAAACTTCTATTTCGAGCCGGGTCGCGAGCTCGACTTGCCCGACGAGGTCGCGGCCGCGCGCTGCGCTCGCGGACTTTGCGAGCCGATCGAGGCCGAACCAAACGAGGCACCCGAGTCGCCCCGTCGAGGCCGCTCGCAACGCGGCCAGTAAGTCCACCGCAACGAAGGAGTCCGACAATGAAGTTTCGATCAACCGTCCACTGGCCCGAGAAGGGCATCGGCGCAAACGAGGTCGTAGAGGCTGGCGCCGATGGCAAGCCGGGCGAGGAAGAGATGCGCGAGCGGGTGAAGCAGGGCTTCGCCGTCGAGCATATCGAGGCCGATCCGCAGGCCGAGCCCCCAGGCGGCGCGCATGTCCCGACCGACGCCGAGAAGGCCGCGGCCGAGGCCGAAGCCAACGGCGACGAGCAGTAAGAGGGCGTCATGATCCCGAAGTCGACCATCACCGTGAGCGGGACGCCGGCGACGCAAGCGCTCGTCGACCTCGCCACCCTGAAGAGCGACCTCGGGATCTCCGCCGACGACACTTCGCAGGATGCCCGGCTCGGCCGGATCATCACGCTCACGAGCGGCGCTTTCGCAAAATACTGCGGCCGCCAGTTCATCAAGCAAACCTACGTCGAGACGTGGCGGCTTCCGACGAGTCCGAGCCTCTATTGGCAGGCGTCGACGCCGCTCGACAACGTGCCGGCGCTGCCCGCGTCGCAATGGCCGGTCGTCTCCGTCGCCTCGATCGTCGCGGCCGGCGTGACGCTCGATTCCTCCCTGTTCCTGATCGACAAGCCGATCGACCCGGCCCAGCCTGGCCGCGGCTTCGTGCGGCTCGATGCATCGGGCGCCGAATCGTGCTGGGCGCGCGGCCTGATCGTCGCCACCTACGATGCCGGCTTCGATCCGACCGGGACGGAAAGCCCGACCTCGCCGTTGCCGCAAGAGCTCTACGAGGCGGCCCTGCTCGACGCGCGGGTGCGGTTCAACGGGAAGGACGATGACGCCTCTCGCGTCGTGACCCGCGAGGAGCTCACGAACGTCTACTCCGCGTCCTACGACCTGTCGGGCGGCCTGGGCACCCTGGGCGGCCCCGCCGGCACCTTCGGCATTTGCGCGGCTGCGCTCGTCGTCCTCGAAGCGTTCCGTTTCCAGAGCTGGGCGGCCTGAAATGCCCTATGTCCCGACCTCGTTCTTCGCCACGCGAATCGGCCGCATCATGGCGGCGCACGGCGAAGCCTGCACCCTGCAGCGCGACGGCAAGACCGATCTTGCGGTGCGTGGCGTGCGCTCCATGAGGACCCGGACGGCCGGCGGCGAGGTCGCCAACTCTTTCGACGGGACGAACCTCTATTTCGTGATCGGCAACGCCGAGCTCGAGGCGGCCGGCTGGGGAACGCCCCTGCGGACGGACACGATCAAGGGCGCCGACGGGCACGCCTATGTGATCACGCACGTCGACACGCGAGCCGACGGCAGCGGCGCGCTCGTGCATAACCTGTGGGTCGATGGCTGATGCCTCCCCGGCTTGGGCTCTCGATTTCCGGCCTCACCTCCGTCACCTGGGACAAGGCGATCGAGCCCAGCATCCAGAAGTTCACGGCCGACATTGCCGAGAACGTGTTGCGCCGCGCCGTCGCATCGGGCTTCGATCCGCAGCCGGTGGTGATCACCGACGGCGTGCCGAATCGCGACTGGCGCCAGGTCAAGCCCTTCGGAAAGATCGAATGGGCGCGCCGGCCGGTCATGAAGGATGCCGCGCTCTGGATCATGAACGAGCTCGTGACCCGCTCGCCGGTCGGGCCCGGACGGCACGGGCACTACAGGGACCGGCATATCTTCATGATCAACGGCGCCCAGGTGGATGCCGCCGCTCTCGACAACCTGAAGCCGACCGACCGGCTGCAGATCGTCAACACGCAGATTTACGCGAAGAAGCTCGAGGGCTCGCAGCGCCGCAAGCTCAGCCTGCGGCCGCAGCACACGAAGGCGAAGGACCCGGCCGGCGTCTATCAGGTGGTGCAGAAGGCGGCCGCATCTCGCTTCGGCCGAACCATCTTCATCGACTTCAAGTATGTGCAGCTCAATCTCGGACAGACGGTCATGCGGCGCATGAGCCATGGCCGGCGCATCCCGCGGCCGCATCGGGTGAACGCCGTCTATCCGTGCATCCAGCTCTATATCAAAACCCTCTTGTCGTGAGGCGGTGACATGACCGGCGATCCCCTCCGCGACGCCTTCCGGACCGAGCTGCAGGCGGTGCTCGCCGGCCTCTCGATCACCTCGCCCGTGTGGCCGCTGGTCGACACGATCAACACGAAGGACGCGCCCGACGGAAACGCGAGCTTCCTGACCTTGCGCTTCGGGGCGGGTGCGGAGCAGCCCTATACCTTCGGCGCGCCTGGCGCGAACCTCTGGCGGGAAACCGGCGACGTCTTCGTCGACATCTTGCCGAAGCTCGGCATTGGCCACGACGTTGCCGAGCAATACGGCCGTGCGATCCGCGACGCCTTCCGAAACCGGCGCTTCGACATGACGACCGGACCGCAAATCCGAATCCTTGCCGTCGGCCCCTCGGTCGGCGGCCCCGTGGATGGCGCGTGGTGGGTCGAGACGGTCGGGCTCTCCTATCGCGTGCTCAATGTTGGATGACTTTCAAGAGCCGACGCCCCCAACGGCCGCCCTCGAGGCGGTCTTTTTTTTGAGAAGGAGAGTCCGCCATGGACGCCAGTAACAAGAAAGTCTCGATCATCGCCGAAACGACCCAGGGCACCACGCCCGCGACGCCGACCTTCCTCGTCTTGCGCGACCAGACGACCACGGGCGGCCTGTCGGCGCCCTGGGGCGAGAGCCCCGAGCGGCGCAACGACCGCATGCTGGGCACGACGGTCAAGCAACAGCACCAGCTCGGCAAGGTCATCACCATGCCGCTCTTCACCGACGAGGCGGCCGTGCATGTGCTGCTCGCCTCATTCATGTGCGGCGATTGGGCGACCGATGCCCTCATCAACGGGTCGAAGCTCAACCCGTACACTGTCGAAGAGGTCTACGAGGCGGCGACCGCGGCGCCCGGTCCGTGGTTCTGGGCGGCCGGCAACGTGGTCGATCAACTCGACCTCAGCCTTCAGAACGGGCAGCCGGGACAGTGGACCTTCACCTCGGTCGGCATGACCGAGACGACGGGCGCCGCGGCGATCACCGGAGCGACCTACACGCCGCCGGGCAGCGACGAGCCGGTGACGCCGATCGACGTGACCGTGAACAGCTTTTTCGGCCTGGGCACCTTGCCGAAGATGATGAACCTTCGGCTGACCGGGAAGAACAACATCCGGCGCGGCTACACCTGGGGCAGCCCTGACGCCTATCGCACCGGGCTCGGCAGCTTCCGGGTCGACGCGACCGTCGACATGTATTTCTCGAGCCTGACGGAATACACGACGTTCTCGCCCGGTGCGCTCGGCGAGCTCGACATCACGATCGGCTCGGTCGGCGGCCACAAGCTCCAGCTCATCTTGCCGAATTGCAAGATCAGCAACCCGACCTTGAGCGACGGCGGCAACGATTCCGACGTCACGCTCTCCTGCACGCTCAACGCCACCTATGACGGCACCACCGGCGCGGCGATGAAGCTCGTCCGCAAGGTGGCGTAAGCGACGCCTGCAACCTCCCGGGAGTGACCGACCATGAAGATCAAGATCGTCCAGTCCTTCTCGCGCTTCCCCGACGGGGGCGGCCGCGAGGAGGAGTTTCACAAGGGCTCGGTCGTCGACGTGTCCGATGCCGATGCCGAGCTCTTCAAGAAGAAGGGGCATGCGGTCGACCTCCCGGCTGCCCCCGCGCCGATCGCGCCGACAGCGAAAGCGTAGGGCCTTCGAAAGATGGCCCTTGCATCGGCTCCGCAACCCCGCGGGACCGATGCGAACCGGGGCGGCGTGTTTGTCGGCGCGCCGCCCCACCCTTCCGACAAAGGAGCAAGAGACATGGCCCGCAAATTCGGCCGAATCGGACACCTGAAGCGCGATCGCGAGATCGAAGGCGTCACAGGCGTCGACCTCAAGATCGACGGCAACATCTTCCTGACGGTGCGCGCGGCGACCGACGCGAATGCGGCATGGCGTGAGAAGGCGCCCCGCGTGCTTCGCGAAATCCGCCGGCTCAACAACGCCGGCGCGCCCGACGCCCAGGTGCGGGCGAAGCTCGCGGCGCTCTATGCCGACGTCATCGTGATCGGCTGGCGCGGCGTGGTCGACGAGGCCGACGAGGCGGTGCCCTTCACCCGCGAGGCGTGCCTCGACTTCCTGATGGAAGCCGACGACGCGATGAAGGCGATCGACGACCATTGCTACGACTCGCAGAATTTCCGCGCCGCCAAGGCCGACGAGGCCATCGAGCAAGCGGGAAACTGATCAAGTGGGATATGCGGTCGGGGAAGAACCTCCACGACTTCATTGAGCGGGCGCGCCGCGGCGACAAGGAAATGCTCGCCAAGGTGCTTTCGCGGCCCGAGCTCACGGAAGAGGCCGAGCCCTATTACGCGGTCTTCGTGGCCGTCTCGCGCGACCGGCCGATGCTCACCGGCGGCATGGTCGCAATGCCCCTCCCGGTCCCACGCGACACGATCGAAAAGCAATGCCTTCGCATGGGCGTCCAGCCCGACGAGCTCAGCGAGTTCGTCGAGATTGTCGCCCGGATCGATGACCTCTTCGTGCAGGAGAGCGCCGAAAAGACGCTCGCCGACCTGAAGAAGGGCAAGGGCAAGAAGGGGTGAACCCATGGCCGACGACCAGACCCAGATCATTCGCATCGTGATCGATGCGAGTGCGGCGAAGTCGGGATCCGACGACGTCAAGCAAGGGCTGAAGGGC